ATGTTCCGGGCCGCTTTAGCTCAGTTGGTAGAGCACATCATTCGTAATGATGGGGTCGCGTGTTCGAGTCACGCAAGCGGCACCAAAAACTCCTTAAAATTCAAGCGTTTAATGACATTGTGGCAAGCGCATCTGCGGAATGCCATTTTCGCGGAACCATTATGGAACCGCACTGAAAAGTGTTCCCATATTGCGCAAACCTATCTTTTCGCCTCCCAATCCGTTTACGTTCTCACGATGAATAAGCGCGCCGATCTAATTTTACGGATCACCTTCATTCTGTTCCCATCTGTCGTGATTGCGGGGATCATTGCAAAGGCGTTCGGCCTCGACCGATGAAGCAACAAACGCTCCTCCGACCGCCGCGAGCCATCCTTGCGCGATGAGGCTTGCTTGCATGGGAGAAAGCTCGAACCGTTGCCCTTCCACCTCAACGAAAATATTGCGGCCCTCACGAATAGGTTGAAGGCCGCGAATGAGTGAAATAGTCGGTGTCATCTGTGGAAAAGCCACCCCCAGATTTTGAGACTGTTTTCATACAGCGAGGCGAAACCGACGATGATTGCTAGAACAGTAATCGCCATCCATTTCACGACATGGCCCATTGTGCGGACGGTCGCATAGAACTTCATCGCATCTTCGAGCGTATCAATGTCATCGTCATCCAACTTGGACAAAAATTCCTTTGTCCGGTCTGGAAGTTCGTTCATGCGGTTTACGGTCGGTGCTTCTGTGTCCATTGGCGTCATGCCTTCCACCCGCACATTCTCGCGCCAAGTTCATTGTGAGCCAGCATCGCTGATACCTCCCGATCAGTCATAGCCGCCAAAGCGGCGGTGGATGGCCGCAAAGGACTTGCGACCAAGCAAAATGAGCCTTGCGGGCTGGCGCAGGCCGAGAGCGCGCAGAGCGCGGCTAGTGCAATCACCTTGACCATTTCGACAGCCTTTCCCGGTTCGTCTCCGCGTCCCGGCCCGCGATAGCGGCCTCAATCTCATCAGCAAGGCTTTTGGCAGCGGTGTTTGCTTCGGTCTGGCGGGATTTCTCAACGCCCTTGCCGTCGCTTCGACCTTTGAAATAGACCCCAAGGACGCCGAACGCACCTGCGATGACATAAATCAGCCAAGCAGGAGCGCCCGCGACCAGCGAGAAAATGAGCTCAACCATTGCGCCGTTCCTTTTTGATCGGAGCCTTGTTTGGGATCAGCCAGACCAGCAGCGCCGTGAATGCAGCAACAATGGCGTTTGCCGTCGCGTCGTCCACGCCCAGATCGATGCCGAAGTACGAGCGGATGAAAGCAACCACCGCCATAACGGCAGCGGCCAGAAACTTGTTATACTTGCTCACGAGTTGTTCCTTTGAAGATGGCTGCAATTGCACCGAAAAGCTTCACGACCAGCGCAACTAGGCCGAAGGGTTGCGGCGCTGGATCAGCGGTCGGGGGAGAACTTGGGGCTTCCGGGGGCTTACTTGGACCATCTGAGGGCGATGCATTACCGACACCATACCCTTCGGCTCGCAAGGCATCGTCATAATCCCGTGCATACCCGGCGATCAACGCCGCGCTATCCAAGCCATTGATGACCCGGCGCGCATTGGTGAAATCGGATTTCTGGAGAGTAATGAAGTCCGATAGTTTCGCACCGGTATAGTTGCCCTCAACCATGTCTTTGATAACAGCGTGGGCGGCTTCAGCGGGATCTACAATCTTGTCCGGATTGCTTTCCAGACCCACGCGGCGGAAGTTCCTGCGCCCTGTACGCTGCTCATATCCGCCGCCACGATATTTATAGCCGTCGCCTTTCTGCGTATTGCCAAGCTCAGCGGCTTTCTTCGGGTTGCCGAGGCCGTAGACCCGTTCCGCCAAGGCTTGGGGATTTCCGGCCAGTTTTTGGGCTTCGGCCTTCGTGACTTTTGCGGAATGCTTGGCTCCAAATACCTCAAGAATGCGTTCGGCCCGATAGTTCATGTTCTCGCGAACGGGCTTCATTTTCCCGCCCGTCTCATGTCGAACCGTCGCAAGGACGTAGGCGAGTTGGTTTCGCAATAGTCCACGCTCTCGCCCCAACTCAATCAAGAGGCGGGTATCGCCAGCGGTCATATTCATTGGTTTTACCTTTCAGGCACAAAAAAACCGCCTCTTTGGGCGGCGGTTGTCGTCAGATTTTGTGGAATGTCAGAGCTTCGCGGCCTCGCGCCAGAATTCGTCCCGCTGTTCAATAGTCCATTGCATCGCCTGCCGAACCACGTCCGTCAGCCAGTGCAGGCGATTGAAGTTCTGCGCGCCAACGACGAACATCTGAGCGTTGAACTTGTCGGCTTCCGTTGGAAGCTGATCGATGATGGCCTGTAGCGGTGCTGGGATAACACCGCCCTGCATCGCGGCGAGAGCTTCATCTTTGCTGATGATCCCGATAACGGCCAGATATTGGAAGAACTGGCGACGGCTGATTTCGTCGGGAATAGGCTCTGGCCCCGGGTCAGGTTTTGAATACTCTAGAATGGGGCCATAATTGCCGCTTAACGCATCATCCCACAGTTTCCGCCCTTCTGGGGTATCGTAGTTGTCACGGATGCAAACCGGTATCGTTCCCAAATCTGAAGTTACGACTACCCCGCCAAGAATGGTGTGTTCCGCATCCAGCCACTTCAGTTCAATGACGTTTTCGATAATCATCACGCGATCCTTTTCACCAAAGTAGCGTTTCCTGGGCTAAGGGTCGCCCCGACCACCTGCCACGTCCCGAAGCCAATACCGCCACTATTGGCAGTAGTTCCCGCCAAATCCAGATCGGACCCCGCGACAGTGCTGTACGGCTGAATGGTCCCTTGTAGAATTTTCTTTGCGAATGCGTACCCGCCAACAGGCAGTGTTTCCGCAAGCATGTAGTCTTTTGTTCTGGCGTAAGATTGGCTGTCTACGTAAGTCTTGACATTGCCCATGCCGCTGACCTCAAGCCAGCCGGGGATATTAACTTTTCCAGAGCTGAATGCCTCCAGTATTGCACTGCCAGAATAGCCATTAGCAACGCGCCACCCGCCATCAACCGTGTCAGAAATGTTTGCTTCCATCCGATAGCCGATAACAGCCCCCGGAGAAATCATGTAAATTTTCGGTATTACTGCGCGGACTTCGAAAGTAGAGATAGTTCTTAATGCGCCAGTTAATACGCCGCCACTGAGATTAAGCTTTCCGTCCAATGCATTCTGCGTGGCAGTGCTGATAGGCTTATTGGCGTCAGACGTGTTGTCAACATTACCAAGTCCAACGTCTGCCTTGACGATCCAGCTTTTGATCCACGTTTTTATGTTCCCCCATGTAATTTTATACATGGTCGAACCGCCAGCCTCGACACCCGCAACAAAATCACCATCTGCGGGCGTGGCTTTACCGTTTGCGGCGGCGACTGCCGCCCCAACACTGGTCAAATTAATCAAGGCTTTGACCTTTGACCAAAGCACCCGCTTTAGATTACCCTCATCTTCGCTATCGGTCACAACTACGCCGTCAGCATCAACAGGGGCGTCTTTCAATGGTGAAGCGAGAATATCAGCGCTGGCAATAGCGCCTAGATTTTCGCGTGCGTCTGTCGCGTTTGTCGCGCCCGTCCCGCCTGCCGTGATCGGTCGAGGATTATTCGCGTCTGCTGTAAGATCATCGACCAGTGCATTGTAGGGCGCACTGCGGATGGTTGTATCTGGCACACCCTTGGTCCCGGCTGGCGGGGTATAGACGCCGTCTGTACGTGGCATGGCATTCTCCATAGAAAAAGCCGCCCAAAATGGACGGCTTGAGCCTCATCGTGATTGATTTTTCTTGGCCGAAATGCATTCAATCATCCCGTTCATTCTCTGGGGGATTTCATGAAGTACCTTATTCTCGCTGCATCACTGTCGCTTATAGCTGGCTGTTCTTCCTTAACCGACGCTCAAGGCTCCTGCCAAACTCAGTATTCTGACTACAGCCAAATGTGGGATTGCATTCGCGGGCGCGTGAAATCCGGCACAGCAGGCATGATGAATAATGATGTCGGAATGCGCTACATGGCTTTCGGTGATAACCTGAACGAGAAATACAAAGCTGGTCTGATCAGCAATTCGGATGCTAAACTGGCTTTATCGCAAGAGTTAGTTCGCGGGAATAGTGATTTCAACGCAAAATACAAGCCAACAACCTGCACAACGCGCCCGGTATTTGGCACATTGCAAACGAGTTGCTACTGATGAACCAAATAGAGCACGACCAGAACGAACCCAAGATCGACCGCGACCCGTTTCCGTGGTGGCTGGGGTGGACGTTGGTTGCGCTGGGTTGGGTCTGGTATCTCTATTTCCGAGACTTCGATTGGCCGTCTCTTGCGCTTGGCGGGTTTACTGTCGGTATGCTGACGTGTTGGGCTATCGAGAAGACGGGGAACCGCATTCCCGATAGCTGGCGGTCAAAGCATTAACGGTTAGGCCTGACCGTGATTTCCAGTGGCGCGCGCCGTTCCTGTCCAAGTACTCGGGGTTGAACGCCGGAACCCGATCCCAAAATCATTGACCGAAGCATATCGCGTTTCTGCGCTGTAATTTGCTTGCGGCTCACGGCCCGATCAAGAATATTCAGCGCCGTTTCTGGATCGGTTTCCGTCAGCGCCTTGCCGACGCGGCTCAGTACCCCAGAGGGCAAGCCTTTAGCTTGGTTCAATCCGCGCATTGCTGTGCCTATTGCGGCGCCCTTCCAGTCGCCGTGCAACAGGCTATTGAACACGCCGGGATCGAATTGCGCCATTTCAGCGGCGTCAGCGAGATTATCCGCTGTTTTTGAACCGCCCATCGCTTCATTTGCCGTTTCGAACATTTTCTGTTCCCGAGCAATTCGGCGTGCCATCTGATTTGCCTTGTCGGGCAAAGCGAAGACAGGAAACTCCTGACCGGTCTTTTCTGTCAGCAACATGCGCGCCTTGTTCGTCGTTGGCGATGCCGAAGCCGCTTCTATCCGTGCAATCCATGGATCGGCATAGCCAGACCGAAAAGCAGCCTGTTCACCGGGGCTCATGCCGGTAAACGTGTCTATGTTGTCGGCTGCTCGCATTCGGCTCGATGCCGCACCGGTTCCGGTATCAATTGCGTCTATCACCTTGCTCTGGCTTTTGAAGGTATCATTCGCCGCCCGATATGCAGGAGACGCTTTTTCTAATGCCTGATCGAGCTGGGCGTTCAACATCCCGAGAACCCGGGCGCGGTTGCCCTCTCCGGCCCTTTGTGCGCGCTGCACTGCATCGCTCACATCGGTTTTCAGGTTCAAGGCACGGGTGAAATCAGAGAGAACCGACTTCCCATCTGTCATCCGGTTCTTGTAACCGGTGAGCGCCTTTTCAATACTGTCTCCTGCGATTTCATCCGCTGGAGAGACAATCTTTTGAACTCCCGGGCGGATAATGTCATCGATATGCTGAATGACTGGCGACAGATCGACCGCACCCGCATTCTGCCGAGCAGCCCGGTAATTCTGATTGGCAAGCGTGTCACGTGCTTCCGTCAAGAAGGCTGACCGCTGCGCCGCTGTATCGGTCGCGCCAAAACCTTCCGCGAGAGTGTTCGCCAACCGGTCTCCCTGCCCAGTCTGGCGTCGAACAAGCTGCTCCATGACTTCCTGTCGGGCCTCGTTCGGATTGCGCACTACCGTAGAAAGCATGCGGCGTCCGGAGTGGCCCAAGGCGTCTGCTACGGTGAACTGATCCTGTCCATCTGCGATAGCGTTCCTGATGGCCTGAGCAACCTTCTCTTTTGAGCTACCCGAACGGCTCAGCGCGGTTTCCAGTGCCTGATCGGCATATTTCTCAGGATTGAGACGGGATGCTATCGGAGCGAGCATTGGTTTTGCAACGGCAGAAACTCCGGCGACCGCCACCGGCGCGGCAACACCAAGAGCACCGCCCGTTAACCCACTATACCCAGCTTGCTCTAGTCTGTTAGCGATCCCACCTTCACCGGAGCCGAAACCTTGACCGGCGCCAAGAATAGCACCGTCAACACCCGAACCGAACGCGACACGCCCGAGACTTTTCCCGGCATTCGCGGCATTGGTCGCCAGCGAAAGGCCACTCCGGGCCAGCCCTGCGCCGCCAGCAACGCCACCGGCCAACTGACCGCCAAAGTGATAACCGAAACGGTTTTCGCTGTCGGCCTGATCGATACCGCGTTGCCGAGCCAGCTCCTGATCGTAGTCGCCCAAATATCCAAAGCCAGTCCCAAGGCCTGCTGCAATCTCATCAGCAAAGCCGAGGGAAAGCATATCGGCTGCTCCGCGCATGGCCGTATCCACTTTGCCCATGAACGAGTTTCGAGCGCTGTCATCGGGATTGCGCACCACGGGGTTCCGTGTCATGACTGACATTTCGTCAAGCCCCTGACGCATTTGCGGCGTGATCTGATCGGCAGTCGTGGCGGTAGGCTGCGATGCGCCAAGGTGACGTTGCAGGGCATCGAAAGCACCCTGCTCGTTGTCGCCCTCGATCTCGTAGACGGAACCGTCAGGCCCGGTAATTTCGAATTTGGCCATCACTGAACCTTCCTAATCGTGTAGCCGTTGATTTGAACGCCGTCGCCGTTCGGTACCTGCTCAGGCCGCTGAGCCTGCGAGCCCGCGCCTACGCCGGCCTGACGCCTCATCTTCACCATTCCCTGCGAAACGGCGTCGCGGAAGTCCTTCAGGGCATTGCGGAAGTCTTCCTCGTTCAGCGCGCGATCCATGCGCGCCATAGCCGCTTCAGCCTTCGCTCCCTCAATTTCGGTGATCTGGCCGCCACCCTTGAGCATACCGAACGCTTGAAGGAACGCGCCGCCCTGGAGCTGGCGGAGGCGGGAAAGTGCATCCCGACCACTGGAGCCAAGCGACCACGAAGGGCGGTATTGATCAACAGGGCCGACGATGGAACTCAACCCGTCAGAGGCAAGAAGGCTGTCAATCTGGGAAATGGTCTGTTCCGCCTGCTGCAAATCGCCGGGAAGAGACGCAGCCGCCTCGCCCTGAGATTTGCCGATAGCGGCCTGCGAAGCTGCTCCTGCCACGTCTTTCGGGATTTGTCCGACCGGCTGGCGGGTGATCGGATCGAGCAATACGAAATGCGTCCCCGCATCAAGCTTAATCGGCTCTTTCGAGAGCGAAACACCTTCGGGCAACTGCGATTGGACAACCTTACCGTTCTTCCCAAGCTGCAACAGGACGGGGTTCCCGTCCTTGTCAACGCCGTACTGCGGGTTAAGGCCCAGATCGCCGGATGGCGCATTCGGGTTGACCGGCAATTCGCGAATTTCGCCGGTGCGCTGATTGTAAAGCCGGTTGTCATCCAGCTTCGACCAGTCAGAGGTTCGCCCACCGAGCGCTATTTCCTGCTCAAGCCTGCGCATCTGAAGTTGCCGCATGGGATCGGCCATTTGCTGGCGCTGTTCCATTTCCTGCTGGAACATCATTTGCGCAATACGTTTCTGTTCCTCAGGGACAAACGGATTGCTCAGAACTTCCCCGAGCAGTTGCAGGCGATTATTGTTCTGCGGCGCGGCTTGTGGCTGTACCAATGCACGATCCATATAAGGCGCGGGCGGGAAATAGCCAGATGCGTTAGCTACCTGCTGCGGAGCCTGTCCTTGCGGAGCCAGAGCGCCGCCGAACGCCACATCGTTCTGGCGTAGCAGTTCAGCAGATGGGCCAGTTGGCGCTTGCGGAGTCGGCTGTTGTGGAAGTGCAGCCATCTGCTGCGGTTGTCCACCTTGAAACTGCATGCCGCTCGCCGCTGACAGTTGCGGATTGCCGGTAAAATCGTACGGAGCAACGGCAGGCGGAGCCGCGACACGCTGCGCGCCTTCATCGACAAATCGCAATCCACCGTCATCATAAGTCAGCTGTGGCCCACCGAATGTAGCGCGAGCGCCGTTGGCCGTTGCGTTCCCTCGCGATGCGTCAGGGTTGTAATCCCCTGCGCGGATCATTGCGCCGCCGACCGGCCCGGTCGCCTGTCTCGCAAACTCGATATCAGCCTGAGTAACATCAGCATTCGGCCCGAAAAGCGCTACAGCTTCGTTCGACGCAGAACCAAGACCGATAGACGGGTCCAGACTGGCAACTTGAACACCCTGCGGCTGCGGCTTATTCCCCGATCCAAGCAATGCAAGCGCCTTCTGACGATGGCCTGTCATCTGGTTTTCCCACTTGTCCCGCACATCGCCCGGAGCGCCGCCGTTATTGGCGTCTGACGCGGTATAGCGGCCCGGAGAACCGGCGTTGATGGTCGAGTATAGGTCAAGCCCGCTCATACCTGGCTTAAATCCCGACGAACGGAAATAGTTGGCAACCGCACCATTCGGGCCAAGCTGCGATGCGATAGGATCATTCCAATCAACACCATATTTTTCAGCCTGCGGTTCCCCGAACTGAATAAGTCCGCGATGCTGGCCGTACTGGGTGCGAGGCCCCGCCTTTGTCGGATCAAAAGTGCCAGCAGTCTCATATGAAATCGCCGTGGCAAGATCTACCGGATCAGCGCCAATAGCCTGTGCTGTCTCGATAATCCCGTTTCGAAGAGCGTCGGCATTCTCACCGAAATTAAACTTGCCTTGAGGAACCGTGCCGGTCGCCGTGGCACTCGTCGGGGAGCCACCAGCGGCAACGGAAGATGGGTATGCTCCGCCAGCACCGCCAAATCCGCTCATAAGCTGACCAAACAGCGCATTGCCCTTCTGACGCTGCTCATCTGCATATTTCTCGCCCTGATTGATACGGCGCTGTTCAAGAGCCGCACCAAGGCCGTCACCCAAGGCATATAGCCATCCGCCCGGACGCGAATAGTCCTGCGGACCACCACTCATGAGCTGCTGGACGCGGCGGCGCGCTTCCTGCAACTGTTCGGGCGTTTTGTAGGCCGTGCCCTGACCGAAAATGAAAGATGGAACCGCCATTTATTTGCCTCCAAGAGCAAGGCCGTAATCGACCTGAAGCAATCCGTCAGGGCGCTTTGAAACAGCTGCTGGCTTTTTCTTCTGAACCTGTTGAGCCAACAGGCCGAGGTGCTTCGGTGCGCCGTCTGGCTCGTCGCGATAATTGTAGAGATAGACGTTCTGGCCTTTGATCTTGCCGACCTTTTCAACGTCCTTCTTGGCGCGCTCATCGGAAAGGAAGCCAGCAGGCAGACCCTTAGCAACCAAACTGCCGAGACCGCCAAGCAGGCCGTTCATCTGGCTCATCTGCTGATTGTACGCGCCCAGATCGTTCGCATATTTCTGCTGAACCAGCCCCGCATAATCGACGGTCGGAATGCCCGAAATCTGAGATCCGCCAAACTGCGGCTTACTGACCTGCCCACCATTCATAAGAGCGGTGATTTCGTTGATCGGTCGAGCGCGTTCCTCATACCGCTCATTTAGAGCCTGTTGGCGCTGCGTGTTGGCCGCGTTGAACTGTGCCAATTGCGAATTCAGCAGCTGATCCAGAAGCGCATTGTTTCCACCAATCGCCGTGTTTTTGTTCTGATACATCTGCTGTTTTGCAGAGTTGCCAAAGCTCGCCTGATCGCGAGAGAGGCCAGCAAGGCGGCTCTGTTCCTGACCGGCTGCAAGAAGCACAGAGGTGCGCTGATCATTCACACCCTGATCAAAATTGCGCATTGCCTCGCGATAGGCCGTAGTTCCCAGCTGAATGCCCTGATTGGCAAGCCTCTGCTCCAGCGCTGCGCGTTCCTGATCGATCTTGGGCTGTAAGCGGCCCATCATCGCATCCTGAACGGCCTGCTTATCGGTTGAAAAATCGTCAATGTAACCGGTCTGTAAATCTGGACCGCTTTCGAACTGCTGATAGTTCGGATTGGTGATTTTTGACGCATCTCCCCCGGCAGGAAGGCCATCCAGATTTATAGGCTGTCCGAGAAGACCTTGAAGCCGCCCCGATTGATCGCGTGCCAGCTGAGCAAGGTTCAGACTTGCTGCATTGTTGGCGTCTGCGATGGCCTGCTGTTCCGGCGAATACGAAACCGTGTCTGTAAATGTCGGGATCTGGTACGATTTACCCGAACTTGGGTCAAAAACCGTCTGTGTTCCTGTTTGCGTCCGCGTCAGCGTGCCATCTGGTGTCACCTGATTTGGTTGCTGAAACCATGCGTTTGCAGTCGCGGTGCTGATATTCGTGCCGGTCTGGGCCGCTGCGGTTTCCTTCGGATCTGGAGCCTTGGGCGCTTTGGGTTTTCCCATACTACACCTGCCTTTTATGGAAGCGGTTCGAACGCCATGCGTCGTCCGTCAGTGTGAAAATGATTTCCGCCTCGTCCCGGCCTCGCAGTCGGGGAATGCGGGTTGAAGTGAAGCCGTAGGCACTCGCAATTCTGCACATGGGTTCGTTTCGTTCCGACACCCGCAAAACGACCATCTGACAGGCGATCTGTTCAAAGGGATAAGTGAACATTGCATGGAGGGTTTTACGTGTCAGCCAACGCTTGCTGACTGAAGCAGCCGACATTTCGATAACGGCGCTTTCGGGACACCAGTTATGATAAACCACCCCCGCAATGAGTTGGCTTCCGTCAACAACACCCATTGTAGTAAAGTTGGCAAACCCGCGCTCACATCCCGGGATATTGGCAGAAACAAAGCTCGCTATGCCCTCGTTGATTTCGGGGCATGCATCCCCTCCGTAGACGATAATCATGCGCTTTGCTCGCCTACTTCAATCTGGACAGTTCCAATGCTTAACTCAGCGTCCAGTGCGAATTGCCCGCCTGAAGTGATCACGCACCCGAGTGCGATGGTATCCCCCGACGCACGGACATTCTGGCGATACCAGAAGTCTTGCCGTTCGCTCACACCATCCCAAACCGCTTGATCCCATAGACCAACATCCCATTCCGAGGAGTTGGCGTTGCCTTCGGAAACAGCACTGTTGACCGGAAAGGACTTATTCATATCAGCGCGGGCGAAGAGCATAACCTTGGGCCTTGCCTTGCCGCGAACCAGTATCCGGGCAAGTGAAGCGGTCTTGCGCTGACCGGTGTTCCCCCCGTTCAGGAACTGCGAAAGATAGACGGCAGTAAAAGTCAGGCCGTCATCGGTCCCGGTAATATCTCCTTGCCATACCGTACCATCGGTCGAGCCGAAGAAAACGCTACCTTGCATTGTCCCGAAGCAGCTTGCGTTCCAATTGGTAGTTATGCCCCACTTTCCGGTCAGGACGTTCAACACAAAGCATCTGTTTTGCACCACGGAATTTTCTGGAAAGGTGATGAAAACAAGATTTCGTTCCGGCCATTGAGTAATTGTCCAACCTGTACCGGTTGCGTTGGCTGCATCGCGCCAATCGTCCTCAATCTCACGACTAACCGAAACAAGGCTTAACGCCTGCCTGTCGCGCTGGAAAACCTGGCTCATGGGAATAAGGCCGTCAGTCGTGGCAATCAGCACATCAGCTCCGGCGCGTATCCAAGCGTTTTTCCCGAGTGGCTTTCCGATCTGATAAACACCCTTCAATGCGAAATCGTCCACACTTTCCGGATTACTGCCTGAATAGACGGCAACTTCGCCCTCTGTTGAAATGAACACGCACATATCGTTGAGGCCGTCGCCGCTTTCAATGGACCAGCTAAAGCCCGTCAGAAGCGACCCGCCCTTTTTCATAACACCTCCAAGAGGCCACGGTTTCGCCTCTCCACCGAAGGAATTCAGCGGAAGGTAATAGGCATCCATGCTGGCGTTCTTCAGGAAGAATTCCCGGTTCTTGAATAGCCAGACATAATTCAGTTGGCTTGTGGTTGTGGTATCGCCAGTAGCAAAGGTAATCGCCGGGGTCGTAACCCAATCGTTCCCGTTATAAAGCTGCCGAGGGTCCGAGCCGTTTACGCAGACCATCATCGACGCCCCTTGGGAGGTATGCTGTACCGCTGTCCAAAGGCCAGATGTTTGCCCTGCAAGACTAGCGGGCGTCAGAGCCGGTGGCGCAGGCGGGCTGCTCACGTCAAAAATGCCCGTATCGGTCGCCATGAACAGCTTATCAACTCCGCCATAACGGTAATTGAAAGCTGACTGGACATTTCCCAAGCCATCAAGCAATGCACGTTTCACCGAACCGCCGCGCACCCGCGCGCCCTTTAAAGTTGGCCATAGATTGAGCAGGACAGAAGCAGAGCCCGCGGTTGGTTGAAGCAAATCGGTGTTTGTTACCAATCCGCCATTTGGTGCGGGGAACGTGATCGGCGTGCCGGTCTGCGCGCTTGCGCCGGGATTAGACGATTTTAACGGCGAAGGTTTGCGGTTTGGGCGAAGTGTCATTGCGGGTCTCCCCGATCTGCTGCCAGTTCCAAGGCGAAATCGGCTTCGAATTCGGCCATCTGATCATCGAAACTCAGGCCCTTTTGCCTCCTCCAGCGCCAAATAATACCCTTGGTGAGCACGCGGTCAGGAAACTGGGTGGCATTGTCGTCTTTTGTGATGATTGACCGCTCGTTATTGCCGTCTTTCAACCAATTCTTGGAAACGTAAAAGAATTGGGCCGATACCGACGATCCAATGGGAGAAAAGCTCGCCCGTCCACCATTCAGATAGAAGAACGGAACTTCTGACGACGAGCTCTGAACAACACGCCACATGCTTTCGTTTGTGATCTGGCGTGCGAAATCTCCAGACTGGAGTTGAACAGCGCCGCCAGCAGCCAAACGCTGAAAATCTTCTGGCAAGGGAAACGGATTATTCGTAACCGGTACTGTTTTTCCCATTCTCGACCAGTCGCCCCGGCGAGCAATTTCCTCTCCGGCTTCCTGCGCGAATTCAAGCATCGTCTGCGCGTTCGGGTCGGTGTTGCCCACTACCGTGTCGAAACGGTCGAGCGAGACAACATCGCAAACTGCATTGATTGCGGAAAGTATCGTCATGGCGTCACCCCACCAATCCGCACGCGGTTTTGGCCGAACCGTGCACGCTCATCATCGCTGCGCAAATCGCTGAGCATCTGCGTCTTGATACCTGCCGCAGCAGCCGCGCCTTGGGCGTCTTTCGCCCATATCGAGATTTCTTCAACGACCGCGTAGAGGTAAACGTCAGGTGCGGTTTCCAGCAGCCAGTTTGTCTTGTTCGCGCGCGTCAGGCCCGAAATTTTCCCGTAGAAACTGAACGTCAGAACGCCACTCCAGACGGGCCGGATAATCACATTTCGCCCCTGAACTGCGAATGCAAAAGGCACGTCCGGGCATCCTTGAGCGACACTTTCGAGCGCCTGAATAGAATAAGAGCGCAAAACTCTGCCAGATGCCGTCTGCACCGAACGGGCTTCCAGAAAGCCTTCAGGCAACGACCCGGAGCCGTCCACAACAATGACGGGTTCTGTCCGCTCCATATCGGCAACGCGCAGTTGACGATTGAGCTTCATTTCAGCAAGCCCAACGAGACGCGGGAAAATATGAGCAAAGTCGTTGCGGCCAACATATTCACCAGCCGTCACCAACAGATCAGCGTAGTCTGCGATCATATCTTGTCTCTTGTCCGCCACTTGGCGTTGTCGGAGTTCTGGAGATAGCGGCGAATATAATCGTCATCACCGACACGAACGGCAGGCAACAGATCGCGGTAAAAGACATTCAAGGGAATTGAGGCAACCTTTGCGAAGTCGCCCCATTTCCGTCCCTCGCTACGTTCCGCCGTGTTCTGATCCAGAAGCGCATCGGTCGCGTAGTATTCTGTCTTCACCGCACCATAGTTCTCGTCAATGTCGTACCAGATGCGCCGAAATCCGCGCACCGGGTCATCCTCGATCACTTCGCCGTGGCGATAAGGGCGATCAAGCTTCATCGTCTGGCAGCTCTGCCTTGCGCGAATTGACAAGCTTTCTCGCGACAGAAATAGGCAGTTCGTGGACTTCACCCGGCTTGAGTTTCACGCCGCTTTCCGGGAAATATCCGCGAAGCAAGAGGACGGACAAGGTTGGCTCGCCTTTTGCTGGTTCTGTCGCCACTGGTTTCTGATTATCACTCATTGGTGCTCTTCCTTGTTGAAACGAAAAACGGAGGCCTAAGCCCCCGTTCAAGTTCTTCATTCAGAGGCCCGATTAGGCCGCTTCAACGTCCGCAATAGCGCCGCTGGATGCTTCGTTCTTGGCGACCAGCGTCCATTCGCAGTTGACCAGACGCTTTTCATTGTCACCGGTCTTTGCGAGAGGCTTCTGGTTGATGCCGCGAAGGAAGCCCACTTCCCACATTTCGGGATCGAGAAGCGCCACGTCACGCGGGCTCTGCCAAGGATTGGCGATTGCGGAGAGATATCCGAAATCACCCTGATACACGTCAGCTGCGCCAACGATGACGGCCTGCGCATCGCCCGTACGCTTTGCCGGTGCGTCAGCACGGATGGCAGCAATACCGGTGAACTTGGAGAAGGTCTTTTTCAGCGAAGAATGCATCATGATGACGGTCGGCTTTGCGCCGTTGTCGAATGCAGACTGCTGAACGTTCTTCACCTGATCCTCAGCGAAGGCGCGAAGCGTGCCGTCAGTCGGAGCGACAGTCAGGCCGGTAGCTTCGTCATAACCGCCGTCCGCGCCGGTTGCGCCGCGATCCGTATTCGTGGAAAGCCAAGTCCAGAGAGAACCCGACTGACGAACCGGATTTGCGTTGCTGCCAGCCGAGGAAGCCTGCTTGGTTCCGACCATGGCAAATTCCATGTCTCGGGCAAGTTCCTTGGCCTTCTTGACGGTCTGTCGCTTGATTTCAGACTTACGCCCATACTTCTTCACCGCTTCAGCGGTATCGGAAATCATGAACGTTTCATCCGAAATCTGGCAGTAGTTGCCCACTTCCTTGGTCGGCTCGACTGGCTGGAAGGTCGCTTCGTTGCCTTCAGGCTTGGCATTCGAAGCCGGAGCACGAAGCGTATCGGTCTGCCACTGATGTTTCGTTGCCGAAACGTCATAGGTCGTGCCGATGAGCTTCTGGAAAGGGCATTCTTCCTTGGCGACGGTATAGATCACGTCGCGGAAGTCTTCTGCCTTGCCCTTGATATCATAGGTATCGGTAGTGCCTGCTGCTTGAGCCATTGTTTTGTCTCCTGTGGAAAACGGCTCTAGCTCCAGTCGAATGCATCGAGCGCTTTCTTGGCGCTATCGACGGAGCGAGATTGTTTGAAACTTTGCAGCGCCTTGCTGGACGGGTTCAGAGAAGGACGGTTCTTTCCTGGCTTCAGTGCCGGAGCGCTTTCCAGCTTCTTCTTGCCTGCCTTCTGCTGTTCAATCGCCTTGAGACCGATCCTTGCGTAATAGGCGAGCTTCAACATGCGATGATCCACAACCGTGTTCAGTTCTTCGGTTGTAAAGCCGAGCTGCGCAGCGGTTTCCGCAACATCCTTGTTGAAGGCTTCTCGCTTTTCAGCGTTCTTGATGTGAGGGAATGCCGCCTCCAGAGCTTCATTTTCGGCTGCAAGCCGCTTCTGATGCTGCTGATAGGTGAAGTGATCCCCTTGCACTTCGGCCTGTTTCCGAGCCGAAAGGATGGTCTGCAACTCTCCAACCGCGCTTTCATACATGGCCTTCTGGCGTGTGTATTCGGCTGGGTTGGTCATTGCCAGCGTGGCTGACGGTTCTTCCGGCAATCGACTTGCCAGATAGTCAACCAGTCCGTCGAGCGTGGTCTGCAATTGCTGATGCTGACGGGAAAACGCCGTTTCCTGTTCAACCAGATTGTGAAGCTTTGTTTCAGCTTCCTTCCGCTGATTTGCAAGTTCCTGCGTCTTCTTTTGATAGTCGCCCTGCCGAAGATATCCGCCCTTCAATTCCTTGAGGGAAATTTCAGTACCATCGGCAAGCGTGACCATGGTTTCCGCGTCTGGATCGGGTTCGTCTCCGTCACCGTCCTCGTCGTGTTCTCCATCGTCTTCATTCCCGGTCTCTTCGCCGTTTTCCAAGGCGTCACCCGTCTCGTCGTCGTCGGTGGCAGGTTCCTTGCCTGATTTGCCGGAGTTGGGCGCGTCGGCCTCTCCTTCATCGTCAAACATGGCTTCAAGCGCCGTGTCGAGAGCGTCAGAGGGTTGTGCGTTATCACTCCCGCCAGCTGGCAGGTTGGTGTTTTCGCCGTCCATTTTGGTATTTCCTTTGTCGGGTGAGTGCGCGGCTTATGCCACTGCACCTCTGCGCACCGGTTTAGCTGTGCCTTGATTGGCCAAGGCCTTTAGCTTCGTGCGCAAAGCTCTGATTGCACGCACTTCGGCACAAAATGCCTGTCGTGCTTCGTGATCGTTGTGAGCGGCATAAACCGCGTTGTTGGTTGCGTCCCGCTCCAGTTCATCGAACAGCCGGACAATCAGCGGGTGTTCAATGAGAAAGCCTGCATCGTTACTATCGGTGCTCATCAGATCGCCCTCCCCTGACCAAGTGCCAAGGCGAAGGCCGAGGCTTGTGATTTCTTGATTTCGAGATCAGCGCGGTACATGGCAACACGCTCCTGCGAGGCGATCTTTTCACGCTCGATTGCAAGCATCCCGTCAAGTTTCTGCTGCTCCAGATATGCCCGCCGCTCGTCGCGCTGTGCGTCTGCCGCCCGCTTTTGCGCATTGTCCTCTGACGTTCGCATCATTTCCGCCTGCTTTATCTGGCGGTTTGCCTCAACACGTGCCTGCTCGCGAGTAACGGCAGTTTTCGCCCGGGCTTCTTCGAGCTCGATAGCGTTCTTGTGCTTGACTGCTTCCGGATCGGGACGATTGCGGGCCGCTTCCTCAAGTTTTGCGATTTCGTCTTCGCTTGGTTTGTTGAAATACAGGCTGACTGTCTTCAAACCAGCCGCTTCAACCATGCGAGAAACAGCATTCCAGAGGTTCATCGGCTTAACAAACGGATTATCGACCGCTCCGAAACTGGCGAGCAGCTTCTCTTGAAGTCCCATAACCATCTGAAGGGCCATCATGTCCCGTTCCCGCGTGCCAGCACCCAGACCAGTGTTTACGGATGCGTCCATGCTCGCATCCCAATATCTGGGATCGAATGTCACCCATTCATCGCGAAGGCGCACTGTGCGCGGCTTGTCCTGATGCTGGACAATCAGGCGCAACACTCCCTTGAATACCCGCTGTAGGCCTTTGGCGAAGTTGTTCACCACCATTTCAGTCTGGGCTATGCCTGACTGTTCAATCATTGCGGAGGCCTTGGCCGTGGTGTTCTGCAACGCATCAGGAGCAAGGCCACTCGCCGCGTCAGAAATGCCGGTTCGGTCGGTTACAACCTCATCCATGTACCCCAGCATCTGGAAAGACTGAGCCGCCACAAATGGAACTGTGCTGTAGCCTACTGCGTCCGCAACGCTCTTGCCACTTTTGACCCGGATCGGCTCACCAAAACGTGGGTTGGTCACGCTTTCCGGGTTTTCAACACTGTCATTCTGAACAATCGGCTGGAGGTTGTTCTGCCAGTAAATGTTGTCCAGCGTATTGCGAAGCAGCACCGTTTTGATCCGCTGAACTTCCTCAATGTCATCTGGGATCGACCGGCCTTCCCACTGATGCGGCTCTCGCTCCGCAACCAGATCACCAAACGGCACCATGTCATCCCATGGCTCATTTTCGATTATGTGTTCTTCGCCACGACCACCGGCCATAATGACCCGACGCAGTTCCGCTATGCCATCACCGTCATAATCGACGCGCACAAAACTTTCGACCACTTCGATTTCATCAATCGACGGGTGATGACCTTGCGAAGTCGTGCCGACAACCCGCTTGTTCTCGCTATCCTCTTCCAGATCGAGCAGATCAGCCCCATCAGCGGCGGAAAGCGCTTCAATGACTGTCTTGCTGTAGCCTGCCTCAATCAGTTCCCCACGGCGCTTTGTTGTGACATGAGCCACGATAGGACTGTCATCAATGCACTTGGCGTCGGGATGAATGCGAAACTCACTGCGCGGCACGCATTCCAGAACCACCCGCTTGTTCTCAATCTTCCGCTTTACCTGAAGCGTGTAATACCCGTCTGGAGACTGATCCGCGCCGACAATTTCGAGGCTGTCGTCAGCAACGAGAATGTACGCTGCTTCTTCGTCCAGCCCCTCATGCGTCGTGGTTTGCGTTTCGCGCTGTTTTTCTACAAACCATTTCAGCACTCCGTTTCGCTTCAGAAGTGCATCATGCATGGCGTCATAGATTGCTTGCTGACCGCCGCTTTCAGGGAGAACGATATAGTTCACATAGTCGGTCGCCTGTTCCGCGCCTTCCTCATCACCTGAGGCAACAGGGGCATATTCTACTGTCTTGTCCGAACTGAAGAACACACGATAGACAGACGGCAGCATCTTTTTGATGGTTGCACGAACGTCTTTCGAAATGGCCTTGGAACGCCCTTCATCAGAAGGCGTATCCTTCATATCGCCATCATAGTATTCCTGCGCTCGCTGCAAGTCGGGCTTGATATGACCGTCATAATAATTGTCGCAGTCATCCAGCAACCCGCCGACGATACCGGCAAGTTCTTCATTCGTCATTTTTGGCATAGATCAAACCACCTTACGAGGCGTGAATTTCCAGCTGGTTGCCGGTGTGTAAACCGTCGCAAATCGCAGCATCATCAATGCGTAGCGAGAGGCGGAAATCGTATCGTCCCGCTCTTTCACTACCTGTCCGTTCTTCCGGTGATACAGACGGCGCTCCTCATGCCAGTGCGGACATGTCCGAAACACCTTCCAGCGACCGGTCTGCATCCGGCTCAGCATATCCATCAAGCCAGCTTCAACGCTGTTCGATCCATCCTCAAACGTTGCCCTTTCCGGCAAGAGATTGAGGCTTTGTTCCCGATACTGCGTTGCAAGGTTCTTGCCTGCCGCCACATCATTGTTGCCATCGTGCGGCCACGCCCACGGCAACCAGTCACCCCAAGGCTTCAAGGCTGCTGCATGAATTACCGGTGTTGCCTGGCTCTGCCGATAATCCTTCGTGACATACACCACGTCCGCGTCACGATCCCACGCGAGGCTTACGGCAGCAGTCGGGTGATCCCAACCAAAATCCATTCCACCGATTTGCGGCCAATGAGCCGGGATTTCGAACGGCTCAACCGTGATATCCTCTTCCAGAACAGGGAAGATAAGACCACTTCCGAGTGTCGGAATGCCTTTCGCTCTCGCTTCTCTTTCGTGCGCCGGATAGCTCGCAATGATCTTTGCGCGCTCCTCTGGCGAGTAGTGCTCCGCGTCGTCAATCGTCATCGAAATGACCTTGCGGGACTCGGTAGCCATGTCGTCGGCTGCTGGCATGACAAACCTCGAAACAACCGTGGACATCCCAAGCAACGGCGTGAATGTGGTCTGTGCGAACTGTCCGCGCTGGCCGTTGTTCGTTCGGGTCAGGCCCTCGCTGTAAATGTCTTCCGGTGGCTCTTCATCGAACCATACGCCGTCAACAGTCGGCCCCTGCCACTTCTCACGGCCCTTTTCGTAAGCCTTGAACGACAAAAGCGCTTCATCTGCCTGTACGTCACCACCACCGCCCCATCGCACCACAATGCTATCGAGCAGATTGGGAACGCCCATCGCTCTTGTGCGTGACACGATACAGTCAGCCGGGATAAACCCCGTTCCCCATTGCTCCTCAATCGCTGGCGGGCCTACCAGAATGCGTTGCGGATTGTCCCGAGTGCTTTCACCGGTAACAGAACCAGCCCACAGCACCGGGGCCTTGTCGAAAGTTGCGCCTTCCCACCAGTCAGGATAACGACCGGTCAAATGAATGGCCCATTCCGCGCCGCCTGCTATCGTCTTTCCGAGCTGGTTGCCTGCCATGAACAGGCGCTCAGATTTCGTTGCGCCCGCTGCGTGAAACTCTTTCTGTTTCGCATATGGCGCGTAGCTCTTGAGCTTATTTGTCCTCTTCCGGCGCTCCAGTTCCGCCAGCAGCGATTGCAACTCCTGCTTTTCCGAGTAATTCAGCAATTCGAGCATTCAACTGTTCCTCTGGCGTGGTCTGGAGAGAGCCAGAAACATTCAGGTCAAGCTTTTCGCTGTACTTTTTCGGGCGGAGCTTGCCAGCCATCCATTTGCGCGCCTCGACACGCAAAGATGAGCGTTGAACGGCCTCCTTGTTGAAGACCTCGCCGATGACTTCGCCGTCCTTGTTCGTCTTTTCCATCCAGTCATTGCGGCCATCGTCGGCAATCGACAGGATTTCATCAAAAAGCGTGTCTGCCTGAGCCTCGCGTGCGCGTGCGTACTGGTCAGCAAATTCATTGAACCGGGACAACCATTTGAAAACGGTCGTGCGAGAAGGCATTCCCTGATCGTCGCAAATGGTCCGAAGGCTTTCACCGTCTGCAATGCGCTCACAAATCAGGTCCGCTATCTCCTGCGTATAGTCTGAAGGCCTACCGGGCTTTGGTGCTTCCTCTGTCATGCTCGCGCCTCGTATGGCTCGATATCCGCGAAAAGGACTCCTTCAGCGCATGGCTTCCATACAGTGCCGTCATCAGACTTCACTGCATATTCGCAACCGGCGAAGCGGCCAGCCTCGTCTTGAACATCGCGGATTAGATAGACGCCCTGCTCGGTTTCGTGTCTACGCACATTGCGAACGCTGTTCATGTTCAACTCTTTCTGGCCTTGAGAACCACACGACGCGACGGGAGATAAGCCACGCCCTCACGATCAATGAGAATTGGTTTGTCCTTTTTCAGTGGTTCAAATCCAGCAAAGGGGAATGGCCAAATCTGCCCCGGCTTTCGATTAACCCACCCGAGGAAACGCAGAATGCATCTGAACATTACTTGCACCGGCTATCGCTGAGATAGTCCACGAAACCGCAATGGCTCTGATAACGAGACGCACAAGCGGACAGCCCAACCAGCAGGATCAACGCGCAAATTTGCATCTTGCTCATTCGTCAATCTCGCTCATCGTCGTGTTGAGACGGTACTGGAGCCGGGACACTGCGCCGAGACGCAATGGCGCGTTGTCGGTCGGCGTGTATCCACTCTCAAATGTTCCGTCCGCCTTGCAAGAAGCATAAGCCAGGTCAACTATCTCGCCTGCCTCGGCAGCGGCAAGAAGCTCCCGCGCCATCTCAACGACTTCCTGCTTCCGGTACTCCCGAGTATCGAAACCGACCACCTTCAAAACAGTCATGCCGCAATCCTCATTCTGTGCTGGATCATTACCGGGCTTGCTTCACTTATCGCCTATTATGCGGGGAGCCACCCCGGAGCGGGAGCGATGGTTCTAAGCCGCGAATGAAGCCTTGGCCCTAGCGCCCGGTGGTCTAGGTCAGAATTCCCCGCTCCCATTTTGTGTGTATTATCTTACACATTTCACTTGACTACATTTGGCTGTTTGTGTATTTATATACACATCGAAACAACACGGAGGGCCGATGCTACGAGACAGCAAAAAGATTGTGAAACGCCTTGAAAGCGAAGGGTTCGAACTAATCTCGGTGAAAGGTTCTCACCACAAGTTCAGAAAAGGGGATCGAACCGTGATAGTTCCCCACCCTAAGAAAGACCTTCCACAAGGAACGGCAAAGGCGATAGCGAAACAGGCGGGCTGGGAATAACCAGCCTGCCAATCCGCAAAGCAATCTCGACCGTCTGAGGCTCACCCTCTGCCCCACACAAAGGAACACAGGATGAAACACTATTTCGCATTAGTGCATAAGGATGCAGACAGCGCTTACGGTATTCAGTTTCCTGATATACCGGGCGTCTTTTCGGCTTCCGATGATGCTGACGATATCGTCAAGAACGCGATTGAAGCCCTTCAGCTTTTTGCAGAAGACGAAGCCCTGCCCGATCCGTCCAGTCACGCCGATATCGTTTCTCGCGATGACGTGCGGGCCGAACTCAACGCCGGGGCCTATCTGGTTTCCGTTCCGTTCATTGAGGACGACAGCGCCGTGGTGCGCGTGAACGTCACTTTTGAACGCGGCGTCCTCAAAGCCATTGACGCCGTAGCAAAGGATCGCGGATTAACGCGCTCATCTTTCTTGGCTCAAGCTGCCCGACACGAAATCGAGGTGGGCGTTTAATCGCCTGCCTCTCCAAATGGAAAGCCGCCATGTACCCTTGCGCTATCGATAAGCAAAGGAAGAGGTGACGGCCATGTCATGTATGCGATCCCCTAATGGTAGTCTCACCCTCAGAAGGCCGGGCATTTAACACGCTGGCTTCGGTGAGACACCCGCCAACCCATAGCACCTAGATCGCATTCTGTGTGCGCCGAGCGCCAAAACTCTCGGTAACTCTACACCCTTGCGGGGAGGACGGCCTTGGCATTCACCGCGTCTCGCACATTCAGCGAAGATTGCCCCCGGCTCATAGTCTTTGCTTGCTTTCGCGAGCCTTGAGGAGTTCCGGCGCATACAATCTTCATTCCGATGAGGCATGGCCTCGAATTCAGACGATGGTTATTTTTCGTCGCCATCGTGAACGACGCGCAATCTTTTGCAGCTAGCCGATTACGGTACGGTCCTTTCCCGCGTCACCCTCATAACACCACACCGAGACCAGATGAGGGGCCAGTGGCTCGGAATTGGTAAGGCCCGATGCTGGTAACATCGGGCCTTGGATTTGCCAGCGTGTTTCGGGCCGAGGTGAATAGCCCCTAGATTTGTAGACGCCTTCTCCCCTAAATCTGAGGCAGGAGGCCTACATGGGCAAAGGCAATTTCACGGAAGAGTTCAAGCGCGACGCGGTGCGTCAGATCACCGAGCGTGGCTATCCGGTAGCGGAGGTC